TGACCATGTTCTGAGTACGCTCCGCGATCTCAGCTTGTGCGGCAACACCCGCCGGGCGTGCCGCCTTGGTTCGTGCCGGGTTGAACGCCAGGCCGCTGAAAGCGGCCGTGGACGGGTCTGGCTGGTCAGCGATGGCGTCGATGACGCGCTGCTGCTCAGCAAGCTTGGTGGTGAAGGTCTCCGTCTGCTTGACGAGGAGATCCTTCAGTTCTGAGGTGGCCTCAGCGACGGCGGCCTTGATGACCGCAGGGTCGGTGCCGTAGTTGGCGGCCTCGAGGGTGACCGTCTCGCCCTGGACGGCGGACTTGACGAGCTCCGCAGTGGCCAGTGGCGTGGGGACGGGGACCTGCGGCGTCTTCGCCGGATCGGCGGGTGCGAGCGGCAGGGCGACGATGCCCGCGCCCTTCTGGGCGAACTGGCGGCCCATCCTGGTGCGGGCCTCGTCCACGGTCATCTTGCCTGCCAGGACGCGCTTGCCGAGCTTCTTCCGCATCTTCTTGAAGGACTTGTAGACCTCGGCGTCCGCGAACTCGCCCATGTCATCGACGATGGCAGCGGTGCTCTTGGCGATGACGGCAGCAGGAACGACCGGAACCGGCTCGGGCTCGGCGCCCTTGCCGACACCTACCGTCGCGGGCACTCCGCGGTTCTCAGGCTGCGCCACGGGTGCGTCCAGTGACATGGGGCACGCCTCGGGGAACTGGCGGGACAGGTGCTCGTGCATCTGCATCAGCGCCTGCCGGGCCCGCTCCTTCTCCATCACCGCGTAGTCCAGCTTCATCGGCCGGCCGGTCTCGGCGGGGTACTCGAAGCTGGCCTTCATGTGGCTCGGGGACGGTGACTGGTGCCCTGCGGCGAGCGGCGGCCGGTCGAAGCTGTGCGCGTCCGGTGCGGTCGTGGCCACGGCCGGGGAGGTGTTCGGCCCGTCATGCCCGGTCGAGGTGGCCTCGCGGCCGTCGGTCAGCAGCGGCCGGTTGAACTTCCCCGGTGTCACCATCCCCGGGGTGAGGGCGGACGCCGGGCCGGGGTTCGCGTCGCGGAACGCCTTGTGAGCATCGAGCCGGTAGTCGTTCAGCAGGCCGGGGTCGGCGGTCTTCAGGACGTGCGCGGCCTGCCATGCCAGGTGAACGCTCCTGGACACCTCCATCGACGGGCCGCACGCTGCCTCGACGGCCTTGCGCTGGAAGTATCCCTCGTCGGTGTGGGCGAGGTCCGCGAACGGATGGCATTTGGCCACGTCCTCCGGGTGGTACGCCGGGCAGGTCAGGTCATGCAGCCGGCCGAGCTCCACGTCGATGCCCGCCGCCTTGAACCGCAGGATCGCGGCGACTTCGGGACTGGATTTCATCATGCCCGCCTCGAGGCGGGCAGGGATCTCGGGCTGGCCCTGCGCGGCCTCGACGGCATCCGGCGCGGCCTGCGGGTCCGGGGTGCTCTTGGTGGACGCCATCGGGGGGGATTCCAGGAGGTCCGGGATCGGGGCCGCCTGCATGTCGTGGGTGCCGGACAGGCCCGCCGCCTCAGCGGGGGTCGTCTTGCACTTCTCGCACCGGATGCCGGGGACGGGAGAGCCGGTGTCGACCAGTCCCCAGACGTGCGCGCCCTTGCATGCGTCGCCGGAGTCCTTGCCCTCGTCGTCGTCGCTGTCGTCGTCCGGCTTCATCCACGGGGGCATCTTCTTGGGCTTCTTCGGCTTCTTGGCCTTGGCGACAGGGGCGACCGCCGCGGCGACAGACTCCAGGGCGGCCACGGCCTCTTCCTCGCTGCCTGCCTCGGCGAACTGGTCCAGGGCGGCTAGGGCCCCGGTGACTGCGGCCTTGTCTGCGGTATCGGTCACAGTCCCCTTGCTTGTGCTGTCACTGTCGTCCAGCGGGTTGGCGACGCCGAGCTCGCGGGCACGCCGGGCTATCAGCCGCTTCGCGCCCGCTACGTCACCGTGGCCCGTCCGCGCGAGGTGCGCGGCGTTGTGCAGGTCCCCGGCGGTCTCGATCGGATAGGACCCGTCCGCGAGCGCGTGGCCCGCGTCGGCGGCGTCGCGGCGCTCGGCCGTGCTGACATCCCGCTTGGTCGTGTCCGCCCCGGCGGTCTTGACGGTGAGCTGCTGCTTGAGCGTGTTCAGCTTGGCAAAGTCCGCCGGGGAGATGGACGGGATGGAGATCGACGCATCCCTGGGAAGGTCCACGTTCACGAAGTCGCCGTGCGCCATCTTGGTGAGCAGCCCGCTCGGTGCGGCCTTGGCGATCTCGTCCTCGTCGCCGATCATCTCGCCCACTAGCTCGTCCCCGCCACCTGCGGACTTGCGCACGATCTGGAAGCTGGAGTTGAAATTGGACCCCCGGTCGACCACGCTCAGCTCAGCGATGCGGCTTAGCCCGTCGGACCGCCCGGTGATGATCCGCAGCGCCTTGCCTTGCGGGTCGAGTCGGGGGTCCCGCTGGCGGAAGCCGGGCATTGATATGCCGACCGAGTAATCGTTTAGGATGCCTGTTCGAATAAAGTGCTTGGCCAGCGGGTCGGCTATCAGGCTGGTGACGTAGTGGCCGTCCGTGGTGACCTGGACGTGCTGGCCCTTGCCGACGGGACGCTTCGGGTCATGGGACATACGGACATTCCCGCCCGTATCGGCCCATTCCTGAATGGCCTTAGCGGACCATTCTGGGTCAACTATCTCCATGTCACCATCAATGGTGCCGTCTGTCGCTTTTCCGGTGATCAAAATATCCGGCGTGCCGTCCACTGGGTTTATGGAGGCCGTGTCTTCCCGCTTCTGGATCGGGAAGCTGAAGTGGACGACTTCCTCCTGGGCGCTGTCGAGCGCAGTGGCCACACGGCTCCGATCTTCGGGGGGTTCAAGACGCTGGCCGCCCCCTCGGGCGTGCCACGATGGCTAGATGAGTTACCTGCTGATACCGCTGCTGATGCTCGCGGCGGCCGGGATCTTTGCCCTGCTGCTCTCGCACGCGACGGGCATCAGTATCCGGGCCGGTTGCCATCCCGCCGCCCCAGCGCCTGAGTTGAGAATCCCCCGCGACACATCCCGGCTGTACCCGCGCGCTAAGGACTCCAGGTCGAAGCTGAACCGGGTGTGTCCGGTCTGCGGGACTGGCCGGGAAACGGGGGATCTTGACAGGAGAGTGCTCGGGTGGCCTGCTCACCGGACGTGCGCGGAATGGCTCGGGGACTGGAAGCCGCCAGGATACGTACCGCCGCCGCCCTGCCGGCCGGCCGGCAGTGTCACTGCGGTCGCCGTCAGCAACAGCCCCGGCGTGCAGGTCAACGTCGGCAACGGCAACAGTCAGGCCGCTTCGCTCCCGATCGCGAGCACCGCCGTGATCGCCAGCGCTCAGGAGATGGTAAGGAACGGGCTCGCCTCGGTAGACGAGGTACGCGAGCGACTTAACCGGGAGATCATCTCAAGCTGGGGAGTGGCGCCGATGATGCTTGAGGAGCACACTCACAAGGCGGGTGATCCTGTCCCCGGCGAGCGGTGCCCCCAGTGCGGTGCCCGGTTCTGCGGGCCGCCGGACTATCTCAGGCAGGCGTTCAAGATGCACCGGCAACTGGGCTGCCACCCTCAGTCCTCGTCGTCGCCTGCCTGAGCGCTGAACGGCGTCCACTCCAGCGTCCTCGCGGCCCATCGCCCGTCACCTAGCGGCAGGACGTAGCCCTCGCGGGTCATTACCGCACCGTGCTTCAGCTTGACGTCCATCCCTGCCTCGCCGCACTGGGTTAGAGCATCAGCGACGAGGGAGAGGAGGCGGCTCGCGTCGGGCATCATGAGCGCATGAGCAGCGAACTGGTCCCGATCAGCGGTGAGGTCGTCAAGGCCCCTCCCGCAGCGGAGATGCGGTACGACGACGAGAACCCTGATGCCGTGACACGGGTGTTCATCCGGGTCGAGTACGCAGACGGGCGGATCCGCGAGTACCAGGCCCGTGAGCCGCAGGACTTCAAGATCAACAACCCGGAGTCCGCGCCGTCGATGGTGTTCAGCGGGGGAATGTCCGCGACACGGGAGGTCCGGTTGAGCTTCAAGCCCAGCCCGCGCTACAACCTGCACATCCGCACCGAAGCGACGGCACCGGAGAAGTTTGAGGGGATCACGTACAGGCGCTAGCGGGCCACCATGTCTGACGGTAGGTGCCGCCCATGATGCGGACCCGTGCCGTTTCCCGCGAGCCGGTCTTCTTCGTGCGGATCTTGACAACGGTGCGCGTGATGGGGTTCACGACCTGGCTGATGCCGGCACCTGCGCGGATGGCGGGAAGTTCAGACCTCTCGATGTGCAGCACGAGGTTGTCCTGCGCCCCGTTGACGATCACGTCATTGACCAGCTCCCGGCGGCCAGCCTCGGTCAGCCGGAGCGATTCGATATCACCCCTGAGCGGCTTGCTCCACTCGCGGTCGCAGAGGGCGTAGAACTCGGCTAGCCTCACCGGTTCCCCCGATCTGATCCCTGATGAACCTGACTTGAGTGCGTCTCTTCCCATCGCCGGTCACCTTCGGGAACGAAGCCTACGTACGCCGGGACGGGCCGCTTGAGGCTCTGGTACGCCAGCGTCCTGTGATGACCGTCGACCACGTTGGCCTTGTTCTTGCCGGGTTCCTGGATCATTACCACCGGGTCAGTGCGGCCGGTTCCGGCCCTGATCTGGCTGGTGAACCGGCGGACCGCCCCTGACTGGTGCGCCGCCGCCCAGGACTTCTCGTCGGCCATGTCAATACGATCCAGCGGGATCTGAACGGGGCCGATCCATACGGCGGCATCCATCCAGGCCAGCGCCTTCTCCGGGTAGTTCTTGCGGAGCTGGTTCTTGACGTGCTCAGCCTCTACCGGGTTCGGGTCGTGCGGGTCACTCGCACCCTTGGCCGCGTCGTGCGTGACGTCACTGTCCGCTTCGGGCGACCAGTCCTCAACGGTTTCGGCGGGGTCGAATGCTTCCGGCTCTACCGCGTGCGGCTCGTACGGCTTCGGCGTGACCGCTGGCACCGATCCGACTACGGGATGACCGGAGTCGTTCCCGCCGCTCTTGGCTCTCATTTCCCGCCAGAGGCGGGCAAGTTCCTGTCGCCGCCATAGGCGGGTTGCCTCTGCGTCTGCGGTGGCCACGGCCTCTGCGGCCTTCTGGAGGCGAGCCTCGCGCTGTCCAGGCAGGTTTGGAGACTCGTATGTCACCCAGTATGCGGAGATTGCGAGGTCTCGTCGCAGTCTCGCCTGCGCAAGCTGCACGGACAGCATTTGACAACCCCCGTCCGTATCAATACAGTGATGCATGTCCGTATCAATACGGATGACCAAGCGGAGCGCAGCGCAGCTTAGCGCAGTGAAGCCCAGCATGGCAAAGCCGTGCCCAGCGGGCCCCGGCCGAGCGAAGCATGGCACAGCACAGAAAGGGGAAATCATGCCCTCAACTACAGCCAATGTCTATCAAGCCGAGGTGACCTTCACGGGAACCATCGGCCTGGTGCTGGACAACATCGACACCGCCGACCCGGAGAACCTGATCGCCGTCGAGATCAAGAAGATCACCGACAAGGGCTCTGACATGACCAGCGAGGACCGCAAGCGCAAGGACTGGCTCGCCTACCAGGGAGCCTTCTACAAGGACGCCACGGGGAACCTCGTCATACCGTGGCGCTCCATCAAGCGGGCACTGCGTTCGGGTGCCTACCTTGTCGGCGGAACCTCGCTCTCGGGCAAGATAGATGCAGGGATCGAGCCGGGCGTTACCGCCGTCGAGTTCCCGCTGTCATACAAGGGGCCGACGGATACCATCGCGCTCTACGAAGACAAGAAGTACTGCCTGCGGCTCATGGTCAACAAGAACCCGAGCGGCAAGAAGGCCATGATCCCCAGCGTGCGCCCGATCCTGCCGCAGTGGAGCCTAGCGTTCCCCGTCACCGTCTTCAACGAGATCATCGGGTGGGACAGGTTCGTCCGCTCAGTCGAGTTCACCGGCAAGTCTGTCGGCATCGGCAACGCCCGCAAGCTCGGCTACGGGCGCTTCGCCGTCGACATCAAGCAGACCTGACCTAGCCCAGCGAAGTGAAGCCAAGCCCGGCAACGCGAGGCCAAGCGTGCCGCAGCCCGGCCGAGCCTAGCGAAGCGCGGCACAGCACAGAATCGATGGCCAATGACCGAGGTGCTTACGATGTCACCATTCACACCAAAGGGCGACCGATCCATGCGAGTGATCGTCGCCGAACTCGTGGCTAACACCGAGCCGGGGGATCTCATCGCCTACCAGACCCTGGCGGATGCGCTTGACCTGGACGAGAAGGAGCAGCGCGACCAGATCCGACAGGCGATATCCGCTGCCCGGCCGGTCATCCTCCGTGACCACAACAAGGCCCTTGTCGCGATCCGGGGCGAGGGCTATAGGGTTGCCCTCGCCCGCGAGTTCGCAGGACTCGCGCAAGGTCATCGGCAGAAGGCCGACCGCCAGATGACAAAGGCCCTCGACATCGTGAAGCACGTGGACGAGAAGCAACTCTCGCCCGCAGAACTCCAGCGCCACAGGGCCGTCGCGACCATCATCACAACCCTGCACTCACGCCTGACCGATGCAGAATCCCGCCTTCAGCAACTAGAAGCCGCAGTTTTCGGGAAGAAGCCGCCCATCGTTCAGGGCGAAGTCGAACCCGATTCATAGACCCCACTGAGCCCAGCTAAGCCCAGCCAAGTACAGCACGGCCTAGCACGGCCCAGCGGAGCGCATCACAGCACAGTTATGGTCCCATCGAAGTGCCGGGCGGCTGGAGTGTGACCTGCGGGTACGGCCACATGTCCTGGTCCTGCTCGCCTTGGTCGGGGAACCGTGACGCGGGCGGGTTCGGCTTGCGCCCGTGCGACGGCATGTCCCCGTCCTGGCCGACGCGGGGGGCAACGTCGCCGTGCGGTTCCGGTGCGGCCATGTCGTTGACCGTGCCGGGAACGTCCCCATGCTCGCCCTCCGGGTCTTCCGTCCCGTCGGCCCTGTGCGGGTAGGGCCAGCGTGAGCCGACAGCCTGGAGGCGCTGTGAGGCTTCGGTGAGGATCGAGACCTCGCCGGTCTCGTTCACGGTCCGCTGGAGCGCCTTGGTGACATGCTCCCGCAGGCAGATGCCTTTCTCCCAGTCCTCACGGAACTTGGGAGCCAGGTTCAGGGCGGCGACCTCCTTGCGGCGGAACCATGCCGCGCCCCTGGTTTCCTCCGGGGTGGACCCGTCCAGGGTGGGGTTGAAGTACGGGACGTCGCATAGCCACAGGTAAACCTGCGTCTTGCCGTCGTCCTCGACGTGATGGAAGGTCCCGGTGATGCGAGGCGGGGGGAACTGGCCGATCTCCTCGGCCGTCTCCCTCAGCGCGGCTAGCCACGGGTCCTCGCCGATGTGGGGTTTGCCGCCGGGCATCCCCCACGTGCCGTCAGGGTGCTGCTGGAGCAGGAACCGCCACTTGCCGTCCTCGTCACGGGCCCGCAGTAGCAGCCACGCGAGGCGGGACTCATCGTCCGCCGCCTTGGCCGGACCGGGGACCGGCCCGAGAGGGAACCGCCGCACCTCGTCATGGCCGCGATGGACCGACAGGTGAGTGAACGCCACGGGGGTCGCCGGGACAGGGTCGGGTAGCGCCTCGCCGGGCTCCACGTACGCGAGGGTGACGTGCGGCTTCCAGTCTTTGTGCTCACTCGCGGACAGGTCTTCCAGTGCCGCACGGAGCTGCTCAGCGCCGGGAAGCATGACGCCGGCCCACGCTGGGACTTTCCCGTCGCTGCTTCCCGATGCGGGGAACGAGCCGACGCCCTTGATCGCGCCGCAAAGCGGGCCGGGCATGGCTGCTGCCGCGCTTGACGCTCGTTGGCACGCATGCGCGTACGCGTCGTCATCGACATCCGGGCCGAGATAGACAATCGTGATGTGATGATCGGTCGGGCCGCCCGGAACCGGGGTGATGGTGCCCTCGGGAACGTCGAGCGAGATCATGCCCGAGCGCGTGTTGAGGCTGTAGCCCTGCGCCTTGCCGAGGTCCGCCAGCGGAGGCTTGACGCTGACGCCGGCCGGGCCGGGACAGCACCTGTCTTGCGGATGCGAGAGACCGAGGACGCCGCCGCTGGAGAACGGCGCGTCGAGGGGGATGTCGCCGTCGTCGGCCGCGTCCAGGCACATGTCGCACGCGCCGTCGGCAAGCAGCAGGTGCTTGTGGGTGACGCCGTTGTCCCGGTAGCACTGGATCGCCGCCGAGTTCACGGCCCGCGCGACCTCGCTGCGGGCGATCGTCTCTGACCGGGTGGCGGCGTTCTCCAGTCCGGTCGACGCGATCGATGACAGCCAGTGCGAACCTTCGGTGTCCAGGAACCCGGCGAGGTGCTCCTGCCCGTCCTTCGCCGCGAAGTTCGCCGGCTGGCCGGTGACGAGAGCCTTGGCTGACTGGTAGCCCAGGTGCCACGCCTCGGTCCACAGGGGTGTCAGGGTGCCCGCGAGGACGTCGCGGACCTCATCGCCTATCAGGTCGCGCAGCGTGGCATTGGAGACGAACATGGCCCCGGTTGCGGCTTTCTTACGGAGCGCGGAGCCTCTAGCCTCAGCATCATGGAAAGCCTGCCCGATCTGCTGCTTGTAGGCGCCGACGAGACCGAGGTCCCGCTCCCAGCCGGGCCAACGCACGTCAGATGGCTGATCCGGCCTCACGGCGACTACATCGGCCTTCTGCACTGGTTCGCCGAGCCGACCACTCTCGGCTGGCCCTTCATCCCCGGCGAGTACGACTGACTCGGCCCGCTCAACCGCCACGTCGAGCAGGACGCCCTTGGCGATGTCTTCCGCGATCATCCCCAGGGCCCGCTCCGGGATGTGCTCCGCGACCCACGTGGTGATCAGGCGGCCCTTGCGGAGGTGACGGGCCAGCGCGCCGAGCTCGGACGCGACGGCCTTCTTCCGCGACCCGGCGACACTCGAGCGTGAAGTGGTCCCCCCGGTGCGCGGGGTCGGGGACTGGATCGCGCCAGCAGCAGCAGAATGCGCGGGGGTGGCGGGGGCTTCCCGGTGCGGCGCCACGGGGGCCGGGTGTGATCCGTTCGGCTTCGTCTGGCCCCCGGCCCGAACGCTCGGCTGGCTCGTCCTGGAGCGCGAGGAAGGCGACCGCTGCCCGGAGTTGGTCCCCTGGCCAGACGCCGGCTGGCCGGTGATCGCGGCGGCGATAAGGTCCGGGGCCATGCTGAACGGAATCGGGCCCTGCGCCGTGAACACCACCGGCTCGCTCGTCTCCTGCAGCCCCCACGGCGGCAGGTCAAGCCACTCGCGGACCTCATCAATGCTGTACAGGCCGTTCTGGATGCCCTGCACACCGCGATCGACTATCACCTGCTTGTCGTCCTCGGCCTGCAGCCCCTCAAAGCTGAACTGCATGTCCTGCTGCCCGCAGATCCCCTGAAGGACGTAGTTGGCGATGTCGCACAGGGTCATCAGCATCGGCTTGGTGCTCTTGCGGGACTTCGGGTCGCGGGACTCACCGGAGGCGAACCGGATCGCTGAGGCGTTTGAGGCACCGCCCGAGCTGGCGGCCCCGACGTTCGGGAGCAAGCCCAGTTCATCGGGCATTACGTCTAGGGACATGCAGACCTGAGTTTGTACAAGGGTGTCGAAACTGTCCGCGAGGTCGACGGGGCGCTGCGGCTCAACCTTGGAGCCGGGCGGCAAGACAATGACCTTCAGATGGTACGAAGGATCGCCGGCTATCCCGTTCAATGCCTCCTGCAATTCCCTGACCTGAGTCGGGGTCATATTGGGATCGCCGGGCGAAATGTAGCACGCCGGAACTGTGCCCTCTTGATACCAGCTGAGTTGGTACTCCTGCTTTTGCAACCCGCTGATGATCGGCAGGAGAGCCTGCTCTATCGGAGAGTTCCCGCACCACGCGGTGCGCCCGTTGCGGCGCACGTACACCGTTCCGTTGGGAACGGAGACGCAGTAGATCATCCCGGAGTAATGCTTCTCCTGCGGCGAGGGCACAGCGCTTCCGGTGCCGGGACGCTCGGTGATCCGGTACTGAAGCCGACGCGGGCCGATCTTGCGGTTGTCGATGCTGGTCTCATGGTCCGCGGTTGTGACCTCATACCAGCCCTGCGCACCCATCTTCTGCAAGATCTCCACCGTGTCATCGGCGAGGATCTTGCTTGTAGTGATGTAGCGCCGCAATCCGGTCTTCTCGGTGTGGCCGTCACCGGCCATCATCGCGGCAAACAGGTCGCGGAGCAGTTCGGGCGGGTAGTTCTTCACGCTGGCAGGGACGCGCTTGTTCCATGCCCGGTGCTCGGTGCTTGTGTAGCACGTGGCACGAAGCCACCGCGCGAGCGGGCCGTGGTTGAACTCGAAGCCCTTCTCGTTCTCGCGGAAGGGGGCACCCATGGCCTGCAGAGTCTCGCGGATCTCGGGCCTGTGCAGTTCCCTGGACTGAGCGATGCCCACGACGTTCTGCAGGTGCGGGGCACTCAAGACGTATCCCTCAGACAGGAACCAGCCGATGAACCGGGCCCATGCACCCACGGGGATGCGAAGCTCCTGTGCCGGGTGATGACGGCCACGGGCGCGCTCGGCGGCGGGGATGACGATCGCCTCCGGCGCCTCGCCCTTCCACTCGGAAGTCGTCGGGATGCGCCAGTTCTTGCACCGTCCGGGCTTCTCGGCAAAGAACGCCGCCGGCTGGAAGCCGGGGATGTCGCCCTTGATCAGCCGCCGGTAGGTGAGCATGCGATGTTCGGGCGTCACCATCAGGTCGAAAACCTGGCTACGGAAGTGCAGCATCCGGCCCTCGTAAGGCTGCGCTATGTAAGCCTCGGGGCGCTGCCACTCGAACCGGCCGTCCGAACTGCGGGTGGCGACAAACTCACTGCCGTCCAGGCCGTCGAAACGCTTCCAGCCTGATGCGGTGAGCACTTCGGTCTGATCGTCGTAGCAAAACCCGTAAGGCGTCTCCCGCCGCGGTACCAGCGGGGCATACAGCATCGTGTCGGCGCGGAAGCTGTTGACTTCGGACCCAGCCAGTCCGTAGTCGTCAATATCAGCGCCCGAAATGACCGTCTGATAGTCACTTCGGGGAACGCCGTACAAAAACTGCTGGTAGGCCGGCGCTGGAGGGCGCGGCTTGCCCCCGTGCATATCCAGAAGTGGTCGTATAGTGGCCCCGCTCACAAGCCTAAGACTATCAAGATCCGAGCCCAGAAGCCCACGTCCGAGCCCTTTTCCGTACTTGGGTCGGAATACCAGGCTCAAGGCGTCGAACACGAGGACTTCCTCAAGCAGCGCGCCCAGCCAGGACTTGAAGTTCCAGTAGTCCGGGTCGGGCTGCCGGAAGAATTTCGTCGCTTTCGCGGCGCGTTCCCCGAAGTCCCGCATCGCCTTGTGGTCGCCCTGATACGCCTTCGCGGCCTCGGTGGTCATCTCGATCTGCCACTCCAGGCCGCAGATCTCGTCCTTGCGCAGCTGGATACACCTGCGGGCGACGCTGTACTTCTCCGCGATGGTCTGGAGCTGCTGGAAGCTGGCGAGCTTCAGTCCCTCGGTGCCGGGCGCGGTCGGCAGGTTCCAACTCTGGGGCGGCTGCCACCAGCGGGGATCGGGGAACTCTCCGCCAGGCGGCGGCTGATCCACCGGGATGGGCTGGATCGGGCTCATCGGCCCGAACGCGCCGTCCGTAAAGACGCTGGACGGCCTTGGCAGGAACGGGCCGTAGCCGCTCATGGCATTCGGGGTGCCGTACATCGCGTTGGCGGCAACGGAGTTCATCGCTCCCCGGCCGCCGGACTGCGGGGCGGGGGTGTGACGTCCGCCGGGTACGGCCTTGAGCGCGGCGAGGACACCGGAGGTACGGGTCACGGCGCCCCCGCTCAGACAGCCTGGACGGTCATGACGACGGGGGCGGCGCTAGTGGTGGCCCCTGTCGTTGAGGTCGACCCGTAAGCGACGATGGTCACGACGTCGCTCACGGTGCCGGAAGCGCCCACCAGGTCGAGGTTGTAGCTCGTGCCGGGAGTCAGGCCCGTGACCAGGAGCGTGCAGGAAACTGGCCGGCCGTTGAGGCTGGAAAGGTCATTCCAGGTGATGACGTTGCTGACCAGCGGCGTGACCGTGCCGTGCGCAGCGAGCGCGACGTTGCCGTAGGCGGTTGCGGTGAGTTCGGCAACGAACATGGCGGTGACGATGACCGAGCCGGACGCGGGCGCGGTGAAACTGCCGGTATTGACGTTCGGGCTGGAAAATGCCGCGAATGTCGTGCCCGTGACGGTCAGGCTCGTCGGCGACGCGGGCGCATACCGGGACGGGGTGCACAGGAAGCTGCCAGGGAGATCGCTGGCGGCGATGGTGTCCCACGCGGGGGCGGCGGACGCCGATCCGGTGCCGGCCTGGGTGTAGAACTTCTTCGTCGCCGACGTGTTCCCCGCCAAGCGCGCCGGGGCGGGGGTGGCGTCCTCGTACAGCGTGTCGCCGAGGGTGGTCAGTGCGCTGTCCTCGAAGGCAACGAAGGCACCGCTGGAGTCCACCAGGACGACCGGCTGGACTTGCATGCCCGGCTGGATCTCCACGGCCGCGTTCGGCGGTGAGCTTGCGGTGACGATGCCCGGTGCTGCGGTCACGGCTTGCCTCCCGGCTTCTAGAGGCTGGCGAACTGCCCGGTGGGGGTGACCAGGACGATGGCCTTGACTGCCATGCCCGGCTGGACGGCGACAGACACGTTCGCCCGGCCGCCGAGCGCGGCTGTCAGGAGCGCCCCGGATGGCGGGGTGATGATGCACGCGACCTGCACGTTCATCCCCGGCTGGACCTGCACGACGGTGTTCGGCGGGCCGGGAACGGTCGGCGGAAGACTCACGGACGCCTCCGCTCAGAAGATCTGGAGCTGGCCGGCGACCTTGACCGGGACCGTCGGATTGTCCGTTATGTGGAGGTACATAATGTAGGTCCCGACTCCGAGCGTCACGTTTCCCGCCGGCCCGACTAGGCACCGCGCGTTGTACGGGTACAGGAGACTGCCGGGGACCGTCTCCCATGACCCGGCGATCCAGTCGCCGCTGCCCGGTACCTGCGTAGGTGTCGGCATGAAGGCGAATGTGACCGCATCGCCCGTCGGGTTGTACGAGACGCCGCTTCTCGTCGCGGCGACGGGGACGGGCACGTACTCCAGGCTCAGCTGCGATAGTCCGATCGTGGAGATGCTCACGTTCCACTCCAGTTGCGGTACGCCGAGCGAGAACGACGGTGCGGGCCCGTACGCGAGGAGCCGGGCAGCGGCGGCGACCCGCCCGGCGAGCCTCTTAGCGAACCTGCGGGTCAGGGACGCCGCGGCGCGGGGGGTCGCGGCGAGCGCCTTCCCGGTGGACCGGGTGAGCACCACGGCGGGGTGCGCTGCGGCGGCGAGATGCTTCCCTGTGGCCCTGGCGAGCGTCCCGGCTGCGTGCGGGGTGGCTGCCAGGGTGCGGAAGCGGGCTGCGGTCCTGGCGAGCGCGCTATGGGACACGGGGGCGGCGGCGAGCGTCTTCCCTGTGCTGCGGGTCACGGCCGGGGCGGAGACGGCGACGGCAGGGAGGGTTTCAGTCCACTTGTTCGGACCCGGATTGTAGCGGGTGCTCCACGGGCCCTCAGGGGCCATCAGGGGGGCGTACTGCCACGCGCCGGGGGACTGCATACCGGGGGGCGTGGCGGGGTGAGGTCCGACGGGGGCGAAACGGGTCTCAGGCATGAACGTGGAGATGATCAGGCCCGAGGGCGGGTCGGCGGCGGCGGACAGGAAGGTCGCCCGGACCGTGGCCTTAGATGTCAGCAGCTTGTAGGCGGCGGAAACCCCGGACAGGCTGCTAGGGATGATCCCGGACGCGAGCACAGTCCAGTCCGGCGGCCAGTTCACCGGACCTGCTGACGAGCCGGTCATGACATAAGCGACGGCGACTTCCGCCGGACTGCTCAGCGACGCGGCGGCGATGCTGCCCGTCATCGTGGTGCCGACGCCAGTGTTACCCGTCGTGCTTGCGTCTGGTATCAGGTTCCCGCCGGGGGTATCCGCCGCTGCGCCGGGCAGCCCGATGACCGTGAAGCCATTGCCTGTACTCGCCCACGTGACCGTGACCGAATCGCCGGGGTGCAGCGGTGCCGGGTTCACGGCCGTGAACTGGTTAATCCGCTCGGACTGGGCGTTGGCCAGCGCGGCAAGCGAGTAGCTGTTGCCTTTCGTGTCAGTGCACTTGGCGGCGACGACGCCGGCGCTGGCAGTGAACACTACGATCGTGTCGCCCGCATTGCTGCCGGTGTTCAGCGTCAGCGTCAGCGACGCGCTGGCCGTGCCGGCCTTGGTTCCGATCAGGTACGGCGCACCCGGCGCCGGGGCGTCGTTCTGCGGGAACGGCGGGCTGAGCGGGAACGCGGCCGGACTGAGGAACCCCGGAGGAGCGGGCATCGACATGAGTCAGCCGCCCCGATCGTCAGATCAGCGTCTCGAAGTAGGCATCCTCGACGGTGATCGTGTTGGACGCCGACGACGTGCCCCACTGCGCGCCTACCGTCAGCGCGTTGGCAGTCGTGGTGTTCACCGTGACCGGCATCGTCTGCGAGCTGGGCAGCGCGTAGGTCGTGTAGGCCGTCAGTGAACTGCCGAGGTCTACCTTCCCGTTCGCCCAGAACGTCCCCGACGAGCCGAGGGTGGCGACGCGGATCTCCAGTTCCAGCCGCCATGGCCACGACGCCGCGCCCGAGCCGGTCGCGTTCGCCGCCGTCTGCGCGATTACCGTTCCTGCGACACCGCCGTAGAAGGCACCCAGCAGCAGCGTCGGCGTGGCGGAGGTCGAGAAGACCCCGTACGCAACAACCTTCAGCCGCTGACCGAGGACCAGGTAGTTGGCCGGCAAGACCACCTGCGGTGCCGGGCTGATATCCGTCAGGGTGGTGGACGAGGCGAGCGCCGTACCCGCGCCGACAGCGATTGGGTTCCCGAGGATGGAACGCCAGAACTGGGGCATGGAGGGACATCTCCTTTGTTTCCAGGCACCCAGAAAGCCGCTCCCGGCAAAGCGGAAACGACTTTCTGGGAAGGTTAAGGGTCTAGGTGAGCTGAACGGTGCAGGTATAGCTCACGGAGTCGTTCAGGCTGAGGGCGATGCCGCTGTACGACGCGTGGACGAAGCAGTCCCCGTTGGCCACCACCGTGGAGCCCGGCGCGTTGCCCGCCGTCACGATGTCACCCGCCGCAATCGTGGAGATGGCAGTCGAGGAGTTGGCGCCGCGGGTCACGGTGAGCACGGAGGTTCCGCTGCCAGCGGTCACCAAGAGAACTTCCGTCCTCACCTGGCAGTACCCGTTCGTGCCCGGCGTGAAGTTCGTCCCGGTGTTCAGCGTGGTGTTGCTCGATGACCCGACGACGCCGCCCGCCGCGACAGTGTTGGCCGCCGGCTTGGACGCGGAGTCCGCGAGCAGCATCTCCGCGACGGTCTCCCCGCCCGACTGGGTGCAGGTGATCGTCCCGGTGACCTGGTACGTGTCGTTCGTCGTCGTCGCCGTCACGATCGAGGACGTGCCGGTTACGCGGGCTTCGGGGGCCTCCTGGAACATGCCCACGTCGGTGGTCGCGGCGGTGAACGGTCCGCCCGCGATACCGCCCGTACCCCAGCCGATGACCTTCGGCTCGTTCGGGTAGGTGGTCGCGCCGAGGTTACGGAAACGGTCCCACAGGATGTCGCGCCCGTTTGCCGTGAGCAGGACGGTGTTACTCAAGAGTCACCCTCCGTCTGTTCGTGCAGGCGGTTCGCGGCCTCGATCCGCCTGCGTGCCAGCGGCCCGGTCACCAGGTGCCGCCACGCCCGGCGCAGCGGGTTCCGGTAGGTGGCCGCCACGGTGCCCAGGTCCGTCACTTCGGGAGGGTCAGGGTTCCCGCACTCCGCGCAAGGGCGCTCCATGGCACGCGGAGAGCCGCACAGTGCGCACGCACGGATGATGACGGCGGATACCTCGGCGCGGGCGGGTACGAACGCCTGAGCCGCGCTCACGCGGTGTCCTGCTGCTGTACCGTCGCGTTCGCCATCCCCATGAACATCAGGTGCGCCGCAGTGATCATCGCGGCGCCCATCATGTCCGCTCCGGCCCGCTGCAATCCCACGTACTCGGACACGATCGCGGCGTAAGCCCCGTCCTCGGGCGTGTAGGGGGCGACGGGCTGAGGGGCTGGCTCGGCGGGGGCGGTCTCGTCGTCATCCACGCGCGTCCTCCGGCTCGGAGGGGTCATATGCGTCTTCAGGCCATATAACGCCCGGCTGCTTCCATTCGGGCCAGAATTCAAGCTCGACCAGCGCCGAATTCGGGTGCCAGACCTGGCGTCTGATGCGGTTGCACTTCCGCTGGTGGAGGCCGCCGCACCACTCGCAGCCCTTCCCCTCGGAGAAAGCGGCCTGAGCTTCTAGCTTTTCCTGCCGGGTCAGCGCCACGGGTCAGAACCGCCTCCCAGCCAGCCAGTTGCCTCCGGTGTAACCGAGCTTCCCGCCCGGCTGGGATGACGCAAGTGCCCGCTGCAGGTACGTTTCCGGGCTCGGACTGCACGCTGGGCAGGTCCGCTCGCGCGGCGTGTACTTCGTCGCGCACTTTGAGCAGGTTTTGAGGTACGCCTCAGACCAGGGGATCTGCGCGGGACGGCCCCCGGCATGCTTCGGGGCCTGCCTGGAGACCTCGGCGCCGCAGTTGGAGCAGCGGGTGTCCTTGTCCTCGTTGACCCGCGAGCCGCATTTCACGCAGTCGCGGAAGCCGTAGACCTGCGCCCAGTTGCCCTGACCGCTGCCCGAAAGGTGCAGGAGCAGCCAGACCGCAGCGTCCGCTCTGTCATCTTTCATCCGGTTTCGGTCGTCACCCTCGGCCATCGCCGAAAGCTGATCTTCCAGCAGCCGGAAGTTATCCCCCACCATGTGCACGCGGCCCTGCGCGAACAGCGACGAAGGCCCCTGCGCGCGGCTGACCTTGCCCTTCATGCCGTGCACGGTGCGGAGCGGGATGTTCGGGTCAACCGTGGACAGCAGCGCCCGCATGTAGTCGCCCGTCATGTTCACTTCGCCGACCACGCAGTCCGCGTTATTGCGGTAGTACGCCTCCGCGACGACACGCATCTGCTGGTCCGGGCTGAACCGGCCGGAGCAGTCCTCAAGGATGTAGAAGTCCCCGTCGTCCCCTTCGGCGCCGGCCACGATCCCGGTCTCGTCGGACGTGTCCTTGTTCGTGGTGGCCGGGTCGACCGCGATAACGACGCGCCGCCACTGCGGCAGGGTGTCCTTCGCCGGGTAGACGCGGGTCTCGTTGAACTGCTCGATGGGGAACAGGGAGCCGGCGGCGTCGGCCAAGAGCAGGCCCTGGAGCTCCTGCTGCAGCATGACGGGGTTGCCGGCGTACTCGCGTTCCAGCCGCTCCCGCGCGATCCGGGAGAAGTGAATGTTTTCCGCGCTGATCGCCTGGGTGAGGTGAACCCCGGTTCCGGGGCCGCCGTCCTTGCCGGTGAGCTCGTACCCGGAGTCCTCGATCAGCTTGCGGATCAGCCGGATGCGCTTCGGCGTGGTGGTGATCAGCAGGCGAGGGCGCTCTCCCTTGCGGAGAGCAGGCATCAGGCCCTCATGGAAAAACCCGAAATACCTGATTGACGCTAGCTCATCAAACCAGACGTACGAGAGGTTCTGACCTCGGATCGAGTCTGGTTTCTCGGCGCTGAAGCCCCGGATCTTGGAGCCGTTGGCCAGCAAGACTTCTTGACGATTCTTGTTGTAATCAACTATTTCGATGCCATTTTTCTTGGCTTCGGCGATTAGCCCGCTTTCACCCTCCAGACAGACCGCTCGTACGTCGTCGTAGGTGGGACCGCAGACGCCGACGTGGATATCGGGCCTGGACAAGGCCATCTCCAGCGTCCAGTTAGAACCGGCTTTCGTTTTGCCCGTATTATGCTGGTAATACCCTTCTGCGGCATAATTCTCCGGGCCGGGGACATGCATGTCGTAAAAAACGCCAGTCCCCGCAGGTCGCACCGACAGAACCCGCGTCCACTTGATACAATCCAGATATGACAAAAAAGTGGACTCAGCAGGAACGCGACGACATCCGCACCCATTACCTGAATGGTGCGAATTGCCGGGAGCTAGCAGACTCGGCGGGAGTTTCCCAGCAGACAGTCGGGCGCCTGCTAGTGCGGCTCGGGGTCGAGATGCGACCTGAGGGGCAAAAGCTAGTCCGGGTGCCCATTGACGAACTGAGCCGCCGCTATCTTGCGGGGGGAAACCTCTACGAACTCGCTGAGGCGGCCGGCATGTCCTACCAGACGATAGGGCGTCGTCTCCGTACTGCCGGAGTGCAACTTCGAGGGAGGGCCAAGACGGAGCAGACGCGGCAGAAGCTGTCCGCGGCGAAACGTCTCGACCTCCCCGAAGAAAGGCTTCGGCAGCTTCACTCCCGGCGGCTATCGTGCCGGGAGATAGGCGAAGCCTTCGGATGCCAGGAAGAGGCGATCCGTATGCGCCTGATCGAACTCGGACTAGAACGCTTGCCGGCCAAGGCCCGGCCGGAGAAGAACTACTTCTGGCAGGGCGGCTACTCCGTGGATGAAGACGGCTACATCCTGGAGAAATGCCCTGATCATCCGCAGGCCACGGCTGGCGGGTATGTCCGTCAGCACCGTCTCGTGATGGAGCAGGTGCTCGGCCGCTACCTGGCCCCGCTGGAAGTCGTGGATCACAAGAACCGGGATACGTCGGATAACGAGCCGGGGAACCTGGAGCTGTACGCGACGAACGCCGACCATCTCGCGGCAACCCTGACCGGGGTGAAACTTCCCCCAGAGGAACGGGAGCGCCTGAAGCGAGAAGCTGTCCTTCGCGCACGTCAGCGAGTCGCAGCCATCCTTGCGGCGTCAGGAAACGGTGCTGGTCAGTCACCGTGATGACCTGACCGTCGCCGGTCCTGACCTCGTAGAGGCTGGCGACGCCCTTGAGGAACGGAGCCCCCCCGGTCACGGCAGGCCGGGGGCCTTCGCCGGTCAGCGCGAGGACCGTAATCGGCTTACCCGCCGCGGCGAGCACGTCTATCCGCTCGTGACGGTCCTCAAGCGGCAGGTAGATGCGCGTATGCCCGGCAACGCAACCCCGCGCCGTAAGACAAAGCCAGGTCGACCAGGCGGGGTTGCCCGGGCATGGCGGGCACTCCAGGCAGTTCGGGATGCCGTGCGAGCATCCGCAGCGGTAGCCCCTGTTGTCCGGGAGGCAGTGGCGCGGGTCATCTGGCGGGAGCTGTTTCGGGCGGGGCCCGCTGTCTTCCTCGTCGCTCTCCGGCTTCTCCCACCACCGGAGCCGCGGGAAGTACAGGGCATGCCACTCTTCGAGGAACCGTGACTGAATCGCCGGCGGCCAGTTCTCAAAGCCTTCGGGGAGGTCGGGATCGGCCACACGCCTCCCGGGAAGGGGCTAGTCCTCGCTGTCGCCTTCCGGCTCGGGCGCGTCGTCGCAGATGCACTCGGCGACCGGCTTCCAGCAGACGCCGCACACCTTCACTCGGGCCATCAGGTTGCCCTCCGCCCGGACCACAGCAGGATCAGGGGAACGGTGACGAAAAACGCGGCGACGATGAGAGCGACCTTCTCGGCCGGTGTCACGCGGCGACGGGAAAGGTGTCGCGCCGTCCCCGCTTGCGGGTGGCGTACTCGGCCTTCTGGACCTCTACCGGGTCATACAGCGGCTTGCGGCCTTCCCGTTTCGCGACGGGGAGGTACACGCGGGTCTTCTCGCCGCGGACCATCACCATGTAGCCGCGGGTCGCCCAGACCGTGACGGCATCGGGAGTAACGCCGGATAGCTCGGCGGCCTGGTCCCGGTCGATGAGGCCGTCACCACGGGTGATCCGCATTTCTACCCCCGGACGTGAAAAAAGCCCCCGGCCGGATCATCTCCAGACCTGGGGCACACCTGTATCGCCTGCGATGAACTTACAGCAGGTTAGCGGGTGTAGTCAAAGACCCCACTGATCTCTTGCGTCGCGTGTTCCACAGCAGGGTTCGGCACCTCTGGCAACAATGACGGCTACGCCACGCCGGGCAGGTTTTCCAAGGTCACGGGCACCTTGCGGCGGTTGCGCTCGTACGCGGCGCACAGCGCCACCCACTCCCGGTAATCCTCCTCGCCCATCCGGGCCCGGCATCGCAGGCAGATCGAGTAGTCGCCGGGGTCCTCCGGGTCTGATGGCGGCTCGGCGCGGACGAGAGACAGCCGGCCGCAGCCGTCCGCGCGGCACGGGACGCCCATCAGCTCGACAGGCTTGCTGCGCATCTCACCGAGCACGGCAGTCGCCCGGCGGCGCAGGCCGAGGATCTCGTTCCCCGCCGTCGCGCCGTCGCAGAGCACCTGTACGGTCACGAAGTCGTCCCCGCCGTGGAGGATCTCCAGATCCCCGACCAGCGCCTCGAGGTCCTCATTGAGGGGCAGCCGGTAGGTACGGGTCATGCGGTAGGGCTGCAAGGCGAAAAGTGGCTCCGGGTACAAGCGGAGCACCTTGCAGGCTTCGGCGAATCCTTCCGGGGTGTCCGGGGGGTGCTGCGCAGCGGACAGCTGCAGGCCGGGCACGGCGCGGACGCGGGCGGCCCACCCGCCGATGACAGGGGGGGCTTCGCGCTGCAGGGCGTCGATGTCGAGGCGGATCGGGATCGACGGCCCGAACGGGGAGCGGACCGGGGTGTCGCCGCGCCGGACGGGGCTGCCGTACTCCTGCTCGATGCGGACGTAGACGCCCGGCATCTCGGTGAGCGCCGCGACGACAAGATCAGAGCACGCCTGGCAGAACACCTGATAGGTAAAACCGGGGATGCGCGCGGTGGTGCCGTCGGGCTGCTCCACGGCCTTGACTGAGGCACACCACTGGCCGCGGGCGCAGGCGCGCTGACCTTCTCCTGAACTGGCTGTTACGCCTACGCGGGGATCCGCGGGGGTTCGCGGACGGGTTTTATGCCGGTCGCCATTGAAGTCGCTAGAGCGGAACTGGTTGTGATCATCGTGCCTGCTCATGCGCAAACTATGGATCACCGGGGCGGGTGATGCAAGCTTAGACGGGCTGGTCAGGTGTGCTCCCAGTACGCCTCGCACGGGCAGCCGTCCACAGTGCAGCTCGCGTAGTCGTGACAGGTCGCGTCATGCACGCAGATGCATTCCCTGTCGTCGCCGGGGAACATGAACTCCGAGGAGTAGTCATCCCAGGAGTTCTCGCTCACGGCGGCGACCGCCCGATGTTCTCCATCGTCATCTCCCCGGCGAACCTTCCCCCGTGGTGCTTCACGAACTCGGCATCAAGGGCTTTAAGGCTTCGCGAGGCCGTACTCGTACTCGTCCACATCACGGTCGCCGCTTCGGTGCAGGCGCACATGTAGGTGACGGACAGGCTGACGATGGGCAGGCGCTTCCACTCGTGGACGTGCCCGGCGCTCATGTCTTGCACCGGCATCCCGGCCTTACGTGGACCTTTGCGCCGCTGGCCATCGTGTAGCACTCACCGGGCGGGCCATGCCGGAGCGGGCGGCGGCCCGTGAAGATGCTGCGGAACGGCGTGAACGAGGGCGGGTCATGCCTCGGCGCGGTGGCGATCCGGTCGCCGTAGACGGACACGCGCCACACCTTCTCCGTCCTGCACTCATGGCAGCCGCACTCGCTGCACCATGCAGCCTCCTCTACGACGGTCCAGGTGCTGTCGCAGTCCGGACAGGTCCACGGCGTGCCGACGTCGAGGTCGTCAGGCTCGGGCCGTCCGGTGCAGCGGTGGCGCGTGATCACTCCGTCGCAAGTCTTGCAGCCGGTCAGCATGCCCGGCCACAGGCGGAAGCTCTTGGCCCGGCCGCACTCCTCGCACCAGCTGCCGGTCAGGTCATAGGGGATGATCCCGGTCCCGGTCACTACGGATCAACTACCTTGATCGTGTCGTAGAGCATCCGCGACATGCACAGGCTCCCGTCTGCGGGGACGTCCGCGATGACCTTGAACGGGCCGGTCAGCCTCCGCCAGCCGGTGTCCATGGTGACGATGGACGCCTTGCCGTCCCCCGCGGTCTCGACCTGGCTTTCGGGTACCAGCAGCAGTACGTATGCCTTCACGGCCCCCATCCTGCCATCAGGTCTTGCACCTGCAGCTAGACCTGATGTGGACCATCGAGCCGCTGGGCATCGTGTAGCAGGCTGCGGGCCATTCCCCGGCTGGCGGGCCGCCCCCGAGACGCCGGCCGGCTGCGGAGTAGGTGGGGTAGATGAGCTGCGCAGGCTGTGTCAGGTCGAACTCCGAGAACCGGCCGTCAGCCCAGATGATCCCGTCGCCGCCGCGAGGGGAGTGCATGTGGACGTGCTCGCCGTCCTTGCCGGGGCAGTGGTCCGGATTGAGGGTGTAGCCCTGCCTGAGCATTGAGACGACGAAGCCGGGGAAGTCCGGGATCGGCTCCGGGGCCGGGAGGTCGTCAAGGTTGATCCCGTGTTCGGTCATGGCGCCCATCCTGCCATCATGGGTGGCGTGACTGACAAGACCGGCATGAACGCGACCGAGTTCCGCACCGTCACCGAAGACGGCCAGACGTTCCGCGAGCCGGTCATCACCGGCCTGCACCGCCGGGAGATGGCCAGTGAACTGCTGCTCCCGGACCTGCACGGGCCGGACCTCCCCGAAGGGCGGTGGTGGTGGGCGATTGACCGGCTCTACTTCACCGGGTGGTCATACCGGCTGATAGCCCAGTTCCTCGGGATGGGCAACGAGGACGTTCGGGACGCGCTGACGACTAACGGGCGGTCGCTGGCATCATGAGTGCGGGAAGCCGGCAGTCATGCTGGAGACGACAGCGGCGACCATGGCGTCGTGCCCTCACGGGCTCGCGGGTTCGATTCCCGCCCGGCTTCCCTCTCTTACTTCCTTGACCAGCAGCCCGAACGCGCCCCGGTAAGGACGGGCAGGGGTTGGCACGTAGCCAAGGGTGGTTTCCACTCCGATCACGTCGCACTCGACAGCATCAATCGTGACCCGCCACCCCTTGAACATCCTCGGCTCGTAGACGTAGCCGCCTTCGGGCAGTGCGGCGATCACCGCCAGTCTGCCCCGTCCGGTAATGGTCAGCCACTCCTGAGCGACGAGGGCCCTCACGGCTGCCGCAGCCCTCGCCACATCTCCCGCAGCTCTTCGGGGACCTCGCAGGCGTCCAGCACCATCTCGGCCATCTCCTCCTTGAAGGCGGCGAACTCGGGGTTGACGCGCATCTCGCACAGTCCTGCGAGATGATCTCGCCCGAGCACTGGGTCGCCCGTCCACCAGTGGCACCGGCCGCAGTAATGCTGTTCGAGGTCGGTGGCGTTGTGCGACACCGCTCCGCAGCACGGGCAGGTGAAAGCCGGGGTGCCGGTCATGACTGGTCCGCCAGCGGCTTGAGACCGCACTCGCGCATGACCTCGTACGCGGCGTCAACGGCGGCAAGATCGGCAGCGAGGGCCATAGCCTTCGCGACGTCGGCACACTCGTCCGGGTCGTAGCCCGCGTCCTCAAGCAGGTCGTCGCACATCCCGAGGCTCGTGAACTGGAGCGTGTAGGTGTTGGGTAGCAGCACCTGACGCGGATCCGGCTGGTTGTCACGTTTCCGCAATTCGAGTTCGCGTAGCCACTCTGCGTCAGCGGGCGTGCTCACATTCTCGCCCCGTCCGGCTCCCTGAACACGGCGGGTGCTGACAGTGGCTTCCGCGCCCAGGCACCTTCGCCTGCCTGCCCACCCCCGGCCTGAGCAGCTTGCACGTACTTCCGCCTGAGCGCAGTTTCGCTCTGGTGGTCCCCGGGATGCCCTGCGGGGCGCCCGCACAATCCGGCCCTGGGTAGCTGATGTTCGCAACGGGGCGCGAGTACGGCTTGCGGGGCTGTCGGCATGTGGTGCCCGGGGTGGCCCTCGGGGCGTCCGCACGGGCCATCACCTATGAGGTGGCCGCAGCGCGGCCCCGGCGGGTTCTGCACCTGTCCTGGTTCCGCGCCGAGCCACACGGCCTTATGCGCCGGGTGCTGCTTCGTGGCCCGTTTCTCCGCCTCCGTGATCGCTTCCGCCAGCGTTCGGCCTGTCAGGTCGCCGCACTGGAGCGGGACCGGGGGGGCATCCACCGGGCAGCAATAGCAGCGGACGTACCCGAGCACGGCCTGCGCGGCCGAGATGACCAGGGGGCCCGTATCGGTGTTCCGGGCTCGCGCCGCGTCTTCGGCGGCAGCCCAGTCGTCGTCGCGGAACCGGACCGAGCGGGGATGCCCGCTGGACGGCGGGCACTGCGACCGGGGCACGTGATGCTGCGCGCACACCGTCGCGCCCTTAGCTCTGGCCGTGACCATCATGCTCCCTAGCTAGCGTCTTGTGTGTACGACAGTGTATTACGGCCTTGCGTGCGGGCGCAACTTTCCCTGCACGGCGCGGCTGCGGCGCTCGCAGGCAGCCGGCGCGGGATAATGGGCAGGTGGCATACATCCTGCCGGACCCGACCCGGCCCGCCGGGCCGAGGTGGTGCTGCGCGTCGTGCGGGACCACGGTCACCTGGGCGACGCGGGAGGGCAACGACCCCGGCATGCAGAAATGCCCCCGGTGCGACACGTGGATGGACCGCAAGGAACCAGAGCAGCCCGCGTTCATCGCCAAGGACGACGACCCCGGGCCGATCGAGACCGGCCGGTGAGCGGCATTAAGTACAGGATCAAGACACTCGGGCTTGCCCATCCGGAAACATGGTCGTGGGACTTCATCGTCCCGGAAGAGTGGGAGCTGGTGAGCGTCCTCAGCAGTTCGCGCACGTCGGGATGGGATAACGTGACCGTGCTTCTGAGAGCAAAGGCCAGTCCGTGACACCGCCCACCATCGCCGAGCAGCACGACTCTCTCGCCGCCATGATCGGCACCGTCGCGGAGGGCAATCCCGCCACGGACCTGCTGCGCCTCAGTCTCGTCAAGGCCGCTCAGGACAAGGGCCTGACCTGGGCGCAGATCGGCGCGGCCCTTGGATACCAGTCCGG